GCAGTTTCCCAAAGTTGTTTGATAGTATCCGCCTCGGTTGTAGGAACCTTAGCTACTCGGTTTGAAACTTTTTGTTTGTCAGATTCGCTTAAATCAGCAAACTTCTTTCTATCGTCAGAACTCAACAGTTGAGTAAATGGATATTGAGTTTTAGTCTCTTCGTCAATAGCTCTTTCTTTTTCCAAGCCCTGAACAATTTTGTCTAATCTCTCATCAAGTTTAGATGATCTAGTTTTAATAGATACGGTTCTATCTATAGTTTTTTCTTCTTTTAATTTACCAACTGGAGATTGATTTAGTTTCATGCCTTGGCTTTTAGTTTTACCTGAAGGTAATCCATCTTTGCCATTAACATTCTCTGTACCAGAACCAATTGTTTTGGTGGTATCTAAAACCATGAATTTCTTTCCACCTTTTCCAACTACGAGTTTTGCTCCGTGGTCTTGCTTAGGTACTTTAGAATTTAATTCTTTTGGCTTTATATTCTTAGGAGCTTTACCAGCAGTTTCGCCTGTGCTCTTACCATCTTTCTCAGCAAATTGCTTAACACCATCGATTCCTTTAACATCGTCTACTGACCATTTTTTATTCTTGTCAATTTTAGTTGCGTCAAGAACATCACCAGTCTTAAGAGTCGCCTCATTAATCTCATGTTTTTCTAGCATTTCGTTGATTTTTAATTTTAATTGAGGGTTCTTTTTAGAAGCTGCAACAACCTCGATATATTCGACTAGTTTTTTAGCTTCCTTTTTACTCATTGCTCTACCAAACATAGTTTCAGTATATTCAGCAGTATTATTTAGATTTTTAGCAATTGAGCCAGTCCATTCGTGAATACCATTGACTGCCTTAGCAGTTTTACCAACCCATTCATTCATGTCATTTATTGCGCTAGCTTTTTCTTCTCCCCATTCGTTGAGACGATTTACAGATTTTGCAATAGTTCCTGTCCATTCATTAACTCCATTTAACATGGTAGCATTATGATCAACAGTTTCGCAGGTAGCATTTGTAACTTCAGCGTTATTTCCTACCCAGTCTTGTGTAGCATTCAAAGTCTTAGCGTTATGATCTACAGTTTCAACTAATTTCTTAGTTAAATTATAGTGCTTATTACTTTTCTTTGCTAGAGTGTCAGCGTAATTTCCAATTTTGTTTACATTTTTAGCAATGTCCTCTTGCCAGTTGATTGCGCTTTCCTGAATTTTTCTTATTTTTTCAATATATCCTTTAATGGTCTTTAACTGACCTTCATCAGCTACAGCTCCACCTGATTCAAGGATCGCATTTTCAACGTTGGCTAGTCTATTGGAAAGTTCTTCTAAAACACCATTAACTTGTGATGTATACTCATTAAGAGTTCCATCGTTACTTTTAACAGTAATTTTCTCCATAATTTCTTCATTTTTTTGAATTAAAGATCTAGCTTCTTCGCGTAATTTCATTGCCGGGAATTTGTCAGTCACGTCAATAATTGAGATGTTTTCACATAAAATACCGACTTCGTCATTGATACTATCCTCTTTTTCTTTCTTAGAGGATTCGTTGAAACTTTCTAAAAGACTTGCAATTCTTTTCAATTTAGGATCAGCGTTAGCACTTTCATTAACTTCATGCAATTGAGCAGATTCAAACCCTGGCTTAGCAACTAAGTCATAAGTATAAATTTGCTGAATTTGAACCGTTTTATCTTCGTTAACAGAACCAGCGGCTCTTGAAGATATAGAAAGTGGAACACCTGCTTCTAATAAAGATTTAGCAATTTGTCCCTTAGGGGTGCCATCGAGAATTTCAATACGTCCAAGGATTTGTCTTTTTCCTTGATCATACCATAGTTCAGAGATTTTGTGAGAAACATTACCAAGGGAAACTTCAAATCTTTCTGGGTGATCTAACTCACCAAGAAGGTTTCCATTGTTAATATCTTTCTGTAAATACTCTAAATGAGGTAGGTATTCCCTTTCCTCATAGACACGACCGTTTCGGTTTTCAATACCAAACTCGGCGAAAACACCTTCAAGGACGGTTCTACCATCCTTGCTAATCTTTTTGAGATTCTGTGAAGATCTCTCTAAGATAAGTACAGTTTTTTCGCTCATAAGTATTACTTTTTTTTAATTTAATTTACTTTTTACTATTTTAATTTTTTCTCCAATTTTCTTTAATCTTTCATCTGTGTCCTTTGTTAAACCAGTATTCCATGCTTTTTTACCATACATAGAATTTTTATTACCAGTTCTAGTTTTTGCATAACTACTTATTTTTTCTTTTGTTTCATTAGATAAAGATATACCTTTACGAGGGGAAGGTTTCCCTAGTTTTGCTTTCCTCATCTTTTCTTTTGTTTCTGTTGAAAATTTTTTACCAAAATTGGGATTTTTTTCTCCAGATAATGATTGCTTAATTTTATTTTTTGCTTCTATACTATGATTTGAACCATGCATATGAAATCCTATTTTTTCATTAGGTAAAAATCTATTATATCCATTTGGACTTAATGTATTAAATTTGATTATATAATATGTTTCTCTTTCTAGTAAATTTTCAACAGTTTTAAAATTTTCTTCTAAAATTTCTTTTTCAAATTTAGCTAAACCATGTTTAGATATATCTGAATTTAAGTATTTACTCGAACCCATATATGTATCATCGCAAACATTACCATAACATTTTCTACTTCCAATATATTGTTTACCTGAAATTAAATTAGTTATTAAGTAAACATACATTGTATTGCTCATAAGTATTACTTTTGTTTTATATATTATAGCTACTACGTATAAAGAGAAGTAGATAATGCATAAATTATACTTACGAAATTTGAAAATTGAGAAAAAAATAGCCGCTAAAAGTATTAGCAGCTATTCACTTAGAAAAGTATTTAATGTTATTTGAATGTTAACTTAGATATTAAGTTGTAGATGAGCCAGTTTATTATTGTTCCATCCGTCAACTTTAGCGATGAAATAATCACCAAATTGGTCTACACATGGGATCCCGCTAGCGGTATGTCCAAACACTTGATTGATATCCGGGTATGGATCATCAAGTATTTCTAGATAATCTGCCCATAGCGGACTTGGCTCTCCCCACCCACCTCTCATAGAACCAACTTTCCATAGATCTTGATCACCTTTCATGAAATTTAGAATCTCATGAAGGAAATACTTAGTATGGTCACCTTCTACTAATTTATATAGCTTATCCTCTGGATCAGTCAATCTTGGAAGAATAGTCTTAGTCCAAAACTTATAAGTAAGACCCGCATGAGTTGCTAAAGTATACTTTTTAGTTTGAAAATTAGTATAACCCCATGCAACATCGAATAAATCAATATTGTCTTGGAAAATTTTCTTATACTCTTGCCACATTTGCCAGTTAAAACCACTAATAGCGTTACGATCATAAATATAAGCCCAATCATGATTTCCTAGAAGAAGTGTGACTTGATCAGGATGTTGAATCTTAAGACCAATGATAGCTTCAAGGTTATGCTTAATGAGAACAGGACGCACATTAAAACTGTCCACGTAATCTCCTACGAAAACTACATGCTTAAATTTCAGAAAAGCATCATTGACAATTTCGATCCAGTCGTCTCGTCCGTGAATGTCTCCAATAAATACTATACTTGTATTCCTTACTTTCATTTTAATCCTTCTCTTATTCTATCTTCCATTGTTTCATCATCTGGTGTTAAACCATTCGAACCCGAAACCGTATTACCAATAATCCTGGCAAGATTTGCTAAATTCTTATGTTTAAATGCCATTGATTGAGCAAAATCATTCTTATCTTCATCTGCGAATTTCTTAAAGCCTTTTTGCCCTGCCTCATGACTTTTATAAAAATCATATGCAATATCTCTAGCTCTAGTTCTTTCCTCAGTTAATAATTTTATAACTTCTTCTTTAGTATATGTTTCTTTTGACATAGTAATTAGATTTACATTATAAGTATAATATAACCAAAAGTTTTGGGATTAAAAAATCTAGGGGTACTTTATTTAGCTAAATTAATATTTTTATATTTAGCTTCGTATGTTACTTCTCTTCCAAACCAACTAGGAGCATCAAAGAAATCCGCTTCTCCGGGAGTATCAAATTCTACTTCAACTGTAATAAAATCCCAATCTTGATAAAGATCTACCTCAGCTGTGAGACCTATTGGTAATTCAACATAATATCTTTTCTTTTCTACTTTTGATTTGCAAAGTTTCATTCCTTCTTTGAATTGTTCCTTTGAAATTTCATATCGTAGTTCTTGTCTACTCATATGCCCCTTACTTTTTATTTCGAGCATAAATATAATATTATTGACTGACCTATACCTTATTTGATATTCATCATCCATAGTATTTAAGTAACCCTGGATGGTTTTTTGAGCAGGGAGGCCTTGAATTACTTCAAGAGCTCGAAAGGTATTCACTAACCATTTTCTTTCTATTTCCATTATAACATTACTTTATCTTGCTTTTTAAGAATTATAATTACAGGACCGTGTTTTCCACTATAATCATTTGATCCAGTAGAACATGATTGACAAATAGAATGTACATATTCCCATCCTTCTCCAAACCATTCATTTAGTTCATCACTAGTTTCTTCCTCTAATGCGTAGTTCCCACCACTTATAAAAATCGATTTATATTTCATAATTGTACTAGTTCGTGATAAATAACAGCTATTGTACAACCTCTTTCTCCATTTTCAATTTTAACATCATCCACTGATATAGAATCTTTATTTCTATCAATCCATTCATTGACTGCAACCGAAACTTCCCATGGATAACTCCGAGCAAATATTTTTGCTAAATTCATATAGATATATTTTTAATTGATATAATATAACCAAAATAGAAGATAAGAGTAAATAACTAAGGTTAAAGTTTTGTTAAATTGAGGGATAACCAGTTTCAACCTCTCTATCTTGGATGGCTTTTAAACGGCCAACAAATTTCATTCTAATAGCTGGATCAATTCTATCAACCCAAAGCATGCCATCCAAATGATCATATTCATGTTGAATAACTCTAGATTTTAGTCCTTTATACTTTTCAGCATGAAATCTCCAGTTTTCATCAAAATATGTGATTTCGATTTCATTCTCTCTTATTATAGGTGCTTCTATTGATGGAAGACTTAAACATCCTTCAGTGAATGTTAACATATCTCCACATTTTTCTTCTATAGTTGGATTAATGAAAACTCCTTTCCATTCTTGATCAGGTAGATCAATAACAAATATTCTTAAAGATTTCCCAATTTGGGGACCTGCAAGACCGGCACCATCTGCATTATACATAGTGTCCCATAAATTTTTAACAATGGATTTAACATTAGATCCTTGTTGAATTGGTTCAGCCCTTTGTCTTAAAATTTTATTTCCGTAAAGAACTACTGGTTTAATCATTTCTTTTTAGATCTTAAATTTTTAGTGTATTCTTCAGCTTCCACCCTGGATGTGAAATCTCCCTTTAATAGTTTTTTTCTCCCCGCAAATACTCCAATTTTTCCTGAATCACTCATAGATGAAATAGAAGTAGTCTTTCCATCTCTACCTTTTTTTTCATGACTTTTAGATTCCAACATTACTCTTAATGTGTAACCATTTGATAGCCCTAATACTTTTCCTAATTTTGATTTTTTGTTCATTTTAATTTTCTTCTTTAATGCCTGCCTCGACATATTTGATTTTTATTTTATATTTAGTTGGACAATAATCCTCCACTTGTACCGCCACAATCTGTGGGTTAACACCTCCTACTATTTTAATCGTTCTCTTTGTATCTTTATTCATCACTTTCAGAAATTTTACGTTAGGATTTTTATTTTATTTATCCCTATATTTCTAAAAATTCGGGTCCGTTATTTGAATATCATAGTCGGTAAAATTATCAAATTTCTCACCATCCATTTTACTTCTATGCGCTATATTTTCATCAGTCCATCCTCGGGTGTCTCTAAGCCTCTCTTGTCTTACCATTCGAGGTGGGTTGAGATACATAACAAAACAATTTTTTCTGTCCTCTGAAGTGATCTCTGAAATTCCATGTGATTCCATAATGAACACATCACAATCTGCCCATTCTCCTTTTCCAGTTCCATACTTATACTCTCCATGCTGTGCCCATTCATAGAACGCATCATATTTCATCATAAGTTGAAAATCTTTCTCAGGAAGAAAATTATAATCTACTCCATTTACTTCTCCTTCTCTAATAGGTCTTGTTGTATATGAAACGTCAAGTTTAAAACCTTGACCTCCAAATTTCTTTTTTAAATAGTCTTTTCCAGATGCTGCCGCACCAACTAAAATTATTCTTTTGTTCATATATAAATCTTTAATATTGATACTCTTTACTAAATTTATTGCATTTTGATGACCTTCAACTGCATCACCCCAGCTTGCATATCTTTCTTGATACAGATCATGTTCTCCACCAAATATCATAGTTTCAAATAAAATAGGAGGTCCAAAGGAATTATAAGAATGATCTAATCCTAAAAATACTGTAGAAATAAAAATTTCTTCGATATGATCTTGTTTTACAATTTTATTTTGCCCCCATGATGACGGGGATTCATCCAGATCCTTCACAGGTTCTGGTGTCTTTCCATCTTTCCCTAATTTGTAATAATCTGTTAACATATATTGTCCATCATTCATTTTAGTACGGGAGGAGGGGATTGAACCCACGTGTTACCAACTACCCTTTCGACTGGATATAAGCCAGAGGGGATACACCCGCTTAAAATAAATCCCAACTATGTTTTGTATAATCAGTATGATCAAAAACAACAACATTAGTTGGAGCCCATATAATTTCATTTTCATATGAGATTCTTCCAACTCTTATAACAATGACATCATTTTCACATCCATAATTATAATTGGGGTTTAGCTGCTTTAAAGTTATGATATCAAGTCTTGACGGTCCTTCATTAAAGGGAATTGCAATAAAAGTAGTTTCTGTTCTGCCTTTTGCGTTAACACCCCCTATCTCTAGATTTCCATTTTCATCAATTCTTAACTTTTTAACTTCCATTTCGCTCTTCCTTTATACCACCCATCAGGTATTTCTTCACTTTCTTTAATTCTTCTGCAATTTTCTCCGTTTGTTATCCAAGTTCTATTAGATACAGCTTCACTAATTTTCTTACTATACATCATTCTAAATTCTGTATCTTCTTTTATTCTTTTATGGAGATTAGTTCCTCCTTTTGATAAGGTTTTAAAAATTTTCTCCCGAAATTCTAAATCAGTTTTTAATCTTTTAGCATATGCTCTTCCACCCTTAGAAGATCTATTCTGTTGTTGTTCATCAGAAATTTTTCCTCCGTTTCCTCCTACCATTAAATTCATACATAATGGATCTTGTAATAATTCTTCATTTACTAAAATAGTTTCTCTTTCTGATAATTCCTTCCTCGTTTTAAAGAATTCTGTTTTTTCACAAATATGTTTTTCTACGCCATACTTATTTATAGAATGTCGTAAATGTTTTCCACTTCCCATATACCCATCATCTAAATGATCAGTGGAATGCATTCCATTATAATATTTACCAGTCTCTTTACAAGTTGTCTTGTAAATGTAGTGATATTTTCTCCTTTGAGCTCTTCTCATATAATTTATATGAAGAAAAGGCACAAAGTTTCACAGCGGAGAGAAGAGTACTCGAAACTCAGCCCTGAAGGACCATCACGCTTTCCAAGCGGATACGACACCCTGATCGCTTTACCCTCCATTAATAGGATTCCTCTTCCCATTCAATTTTCTTTCCTAATTTCTTGGCCACAGCTTCAGCAACACTGTTAATAGAATGTCCAAGAAATTTTTGCCATTTAGTTTTTGGATTCATAATAATTCCATTTCCACCACTAGTTAGCATAATAGAATCTCCTGAGTAATCAACATCCATGTAATCTAAAAATTTTTTACAATGGTCTAATTGTTCTTCTGACATTTTTTCCATAATACTACCCTTCAAATAATTCTTTTAGCAATTCAAAATCTGCTTGTCTAATATACGCTACATCAACATCAGAATATATTCTTACTAATTTTACTTTTTCATTATCTAATTCTACTTCATACTCATTTCCTTCAGAAAGTTGTTCGTCGTATGAATTAAATATTTCATCTACTTTATCATCTGTCATAATTTAGTTTGTTTTAATGTTCTTCCTAATCTCCATCCTTCTGGAATTAAGTCGCCTTTATGTATTTTTTTACTTTCTTTTTCATTAGTTATCCAGCAAGTACCATATTGAGAATTTTTAATACCTGTTCTGTCAGCTTCTCTATTTTTTTGTTTAGATATTTCGGAATGTTTTCTACCTAACCAAATAGTATTTCCTTTTAATCTTTCAGAACGTTTTTTTCTTATTGGTGCACTCCACTCATCATCTTTCCATAATTCTTTTAAAAGATTATGATTATAAGTACTCCCCCATCTTGTACGTTTCCCATTCTCGAAAAAATTATCTCGTTGAACTTTTGTATGAAATCCTCCACCCCCACCAGTTATTAAATTCATACAGGAGGGATCTTGTAATAAATCTTCATTTACAATTTTAGCTTCTCTTTCTTTTAATTTTTCTCTGTTTTCAAAGAATTCAATTTTTTCTATAATATGATTCTCTTTTCCATATTTTTTTATAGATCGACTTATTTTTGTTCCACTTCCTAAATATCCATCATCTAAATTATCAGTAGAATGCATCCCATAGTAATAATTTCCAGATCTGTTACATGTTGTTCTGTAAATAAAATGATGCAATTTTTGTTTCCTGGGCATAATATATTTTATTTTATATATTCATACACAAGGAACAAAATATGCCAGAACCCGAGGAGGGGTTCGAACCCTCATTTTCACTCCAATTATACATCTACTGTTTCGAAGACAGCGCTAGTACTCGGGCATTTATTATCTTCTGTAATATTCTCCTTTATAATATTTCTCTATAAATCTTTTAGTTTGGGTATGTGAAATACCAAGAACTTCCGAAACTTTTTTTACCCAACCAAATTTATTCATATTAATATCCTTTATTAAATTTAATCTTTCTTTTATTTTATCTGGTGATAATTTATTTCGGCCACCAAATTCTATTCCCATTTTTTTTGCAATTTTCTTTCTTTGTTCTAGTGGAACTGATTTCCATATTCGTTTTCTAGTTTCTAGCGGAACTGATTTCCCTGCATTAGAACATCGTTTTTTCCATTCATCTGTTTGATAATATTCCTTTCCTTTATATGTATTTTTCCATCCACCTTGTCCTCCTTTAGTTATATTATAACAAGATTGGTTATTAACTAATTCTTCATTAACTATTTGCAATTCTAATTCAAGAGCTTCTTCATAATTATCAAAAAAATCTAAAATTTCTATTTCAAAATTTTTCTTTTCATATTTTTTGATGGCATGTCCTAATCTAGTACCCGAACCAAAATATCCATCATTTAAATCATCTGTTTTATGGACTCCATAATAAAACCCACCATTTAATTTATTTGTAATCTTATAAAAATAATTAAATTTTCTCTTCATCTTGAACTAGCATTTTATTTATATATTTAATTTGCTAGTTCGAGTAATTCTATCTATCATTCTTTTTCATTTGTTAATATTCCATAAACTTTAACATATGATAATACATTTTTTACTATCGAGATTTCAATTTTTCTATTGAATGTAATTTCTTCTTCTTTAGCTATTCTTACTCCTTCAATAGTTGCAAGAATTTCTGCCCTTAATATATTTGTATTACATTCCTCTGGATGATTTGAAAAATGTCCTAATTCATGAAAAAATGTTATTAACTTTTTTTGTGGATTTCTGAATTTTCCAAATGCAATTTTCTTATGTAATATATTCTCTTCTCTTCCGCTTGTTTCTATAAAATTAGTAGCATTATTTCTTTTCATAATGATATCGTTATCTAAGGCTTTATCATCTATTTCAATATAATATTTCTTTGATATCCTATCAATAATTTCCTCAACTAATAGGTTAGATAAATTTATTCTATATTTATCATAGCCGTATGATGTGTTGTGAATTTGACCATTGGGTAATTTATATCCGGAAGGCGTTTCTATTAATAAAGTATTCATTATTTCGTATTTAGCAAGTCAAACAAAATCTTTTCAAGTTTTTGACCATACCCTTGCCAGGATTCTATCGATGTTCCTGCCCCATCACATTTCCAATTACTAGTCATTCCTTGACGCATCCTATTACGAAACTCTGTTAATTCAATATCGTCTTTATACTGATCCATATAAACTTTAGTCTGATTAAATGCTGCTTCTGCCGTGATTTCCTTCTTTTTTTCCATTTGTTTTTTGTTTCTGGATAAATTTTATGTACTTAGCCACATTTTCATGAGCCTTTAATTTTTCTAATGTATTGTAATTTTTACCTAACTCTTTTTCTGTCAAAAGATTATGAATTTCTCTATGACATGTATACTTACATACCATTATTCCCTTATTCATTTCTTCCCTTGTAAAATACTTTTTAAACCACTTTTTACTATGTAAGCATTTAGGGATTAAATGATGGAATGTACATTCATTTTCTCTTCCACAAAGTTCACATTTCATTTTCCTTCGGATACGTGGTGACAAGGTTTTTTATACCTATATGAATCTAAGATTTCGTCTCGAAGCTTATTGGCTTTAAGTTTATCACCTTTTTTAACAAGGTCTTTATGTTCTTGCCATCTAAGGTCATCATTAATCTGTGGTCTTACATGTTGTTTTCTTTTCATAACAGTTCTTTAGTCAACTGTCCGGCGAGTTTCATATCGACGCCAGCTGTTTTCTTTAGTTCCGCCATTACTTTACCCATATCCTGCATACCAGAATATCCATTTTTGTTAATAATTCCTGTAACTAACACTTTAATTTGGGTTGGTTCAAGTGCTACAGGTAAATATCTTTTTAATACTGCTATTTCATATTCATTTTCCATTAATAACGCATCCTTATGCATTATTTTAATTACAGCAAGAGCTTGTTCATTTGTAAGTTCTTTACCTTCTCTAGTAAATTCCCCCATAACTACTCTTAAAAAATCCCTTAATCTAGAATTTTTATTTTTCATAGCTGTTTTCATTTCGAAAACAACTCTTTCCTGTATCGTTAATTTACTTAATTTTTCATTATATGCTTCTACTGCATCTACAAAACTTGTCATAATTTATGTTGTTTGAAATATTTCTTTATTATCTTTTTCTACTCTGCAAAAACATCCTTGTCCTTGAAATAATTTAATTCTATAACCTTTCCAATCCCAATAATCAGCTAGGAAATCTTCCCATTCTATATCCTCTGGAGGATCGCAATCAACTGCTACATACTCCAAAAAAGCTGACCAAATATTACTAGATGAAATTACACCTTTAGCGTATTGTTTATCTTCATATGCTCGTTCCCATTCAAAGAATTTTTTTAGAAAAACATCTAGATCATCTCCTTCTAAATTTCCAAATAATTTTCTACCCCAGTGAAATTGCCTCCCAGATACAAACGCAATTTCGTCAAAATACGACCTCATTTGAGCTTTACCTTCTTCAGAAGCTAAATGCTCTTTTAATTTATTTAAATTCATCACTATTAATTTTAGCGGAGGTAGTGGGGTTCGAACCCACGCGCCAGTTTCCCGACCTACTGGTTTAGCAAACCAGCCTCTTAACCACTTGAGTACACCTCCAAAAGGAATTGTATGAGAATTGAACTCACATAGTAGACTTTGCATGCTCCTACTACCCGTTTCTTCGGTTAATTCTTAGAGCCACTTGACGGACTCGAACCGACGACCTGCTCATTACAAGTGAGCTGCTCTACCAACTGAGCTAAAGTGGCATTATTGAGGTCCCACCCGGGATCGAACCGGGGTCCCATGAGTACAAATCACGAATTTTCTGCCTTCAAAACTACAGGACCAATTATCATGGACACAATGACCATGACCATGACCATGATACATACCATGATCAATTTTGAGCTCCTTGTCGGTAACGATCCGACTACCTCATCCATACCAAGGATACGCTCTGCCATTTGAGCTAAAGGAGCAAATTGCGGACGGGGCAAGCCTGCCATGTTGAGGTGTTACATTCATAACTTTCAATAACCTCGCCCCGTATTGGCTATATTTTTATACTATGGAAATATATTTAAAATACCAAAAGCTTCTAACCATCCAACTATAGATGAAGAAAAACCTATTATTATAGAGGCAATATATAGCCTATTTCTCATAATATTACTATGTTTACTTTTTCTGTCTAATTTCTTATCTTTTTCACCTTCCTCATCTTCTTTTTGTTGAGCTATAGCCATTTCCACCCAATAATTTTCCTTAGCTCTTTTTTTTCCCAATGGCATCATTTTTACACCTATCAAATTTTCTAGATCTTCTACGTCATTTATAAATAGAAGATCTACATCTCCTTCATTATACAGAATTATAATTGATAAATCTCTAACATCATCATCAATTCCTTCAATGTCATCAAAATTTATATCATTCCACGATATAAGAGGATATTTTTCGAATTTATCTTTATCTACTTCTTCTTTATGATGATCAAAAATTTTCTCTAATATATTTTGCAACATATATGGATCCACTGCTATTTTTTTATCACTCATTTTATTTTACTTTTCATACAAAGATACAAAGTTATCTCCATACTTTAATTTAACAAATTCTATGATAGGCATCATTTCATTTTCACCTACCATTACTATAGTTTCAGGAAATTGATCAATCTTAGTTTTCGCCTGATCAGTCATATAACCCTTTATTTCAATAAACGTATCTCCGATCTTAAAATCAGGGGAATATTTCCTATTCTTACCTTCGAAAACATAATCAAACTTTTCCCAATTTCTTTCGAATTCAACTCCATGATCTAGTTGATAGATCACCCAAGCTAATTCCCAACTGCTGTCGCACCAGATACCTTTGTATCTTCCTTGTCGACCTCTACCACTTCCTTTTCTATAACCTCCAAGTTTTTTACGCTTCATGGTTTCAGAAATCTTCTTCTTTCTAGCTTCTTCTGCTTCTGGAGTTTTAGCCCTACCTATTAGTTTTCCAATAAGTGCCAAACTAATTTTCTCTTTTACAGAATCAGGTGTTGTTAAACCTTTATTCCAAGCATGGTGACCCTTCGTCGGTCTCATTCTCCTGGGTCCTAATCCATTACAATATTCTCTATGTTTTTTAAATTGACCACATCCAATATCATATCCACAAAGATCACAAGTTATTTTTTTCATAGTTTTAATTTATATATTAAATCAAGACTACTACCAAAAATCACTTAGCGGAGGAAGAGGGATTCGAACCCCCGGAACGTTGCCGTTCGCTGCTTTTCAAGAGCAGTCTCGTAAGCCGCTTGAGTATTCCTCCATTCATGGTTGTTTTGCTGGTACAACCATAAAAACCTTTGCGAGTCCCAGACCTAAGGTAAAGGATCAGCGGAAGATGGAGGGGTCGAACCCCGTACGTGCTACCGTACCCCTGGCATTCAAAACCAGTTTAGTCCCGCTGACCGGCACCTTCCATTTTATTCTTCCAGGAAGAATTCTTCCCAAACAACTCACAATATGTATAAAGTGTTTGTTCTGAATATATTAGTTTTTCAAAAAATATTTCTATTTTTTTCTTCCTTATGTAGTAATTTCATATATACTGTTCTCAGTTTTGAACCTCATATACTCATATTTACCATTTTTATCTTTTCTTTCTTCAAGAATCTCAGTAACTGGTGTAGTTAACCAATAATCTTGGCTTGTAAACATTCCAGCCGTTGCAGAACTTACTCTTATCGAGCATCCAACTTCTGGCGTACTTCCCGTTACTTCTTTAAATGAACCGCATTCATTCCAGGCAATAGATTCTATAATACTTCCTGAATGTCCTTTACCATCACTTAATCTTTTTATTCTTGGCATTTTATTTTACTTTTATGTACTTTCCAGGTACTGTTTGTGCTAATATTACTCCATTTTCTGATTCATAAATTGTTAAACCATCTCTTTTCATTTGATTTCCATCAATTATAAGAATAACCACATCTTTTCCATGTCTTCTTCCTACTGAAAAAGCTGTTTCCTCATCCTTTGATAAATGAACATATGCCCTTGTTCCAGTATTCAATCCAGTTTTCAAAATAGAGTCAACATTTTTTACAACAGTTCCATGATAATAATTCTTTGGAAACTGTATTTCTCTAAAATTTATTTTTAATCCTAATTTTTCACTATGTCCTTGACTAGCTCTAATTTTAGATTGATCTTTAGAAAAAGCGAATCTTTTCTTATCATTAGTCTCAACAATATATCTTAATTCTTGCATAGTAATACTAAGCTTTTCTAAAAGATCATCAGTTGATACCCAACCTTGTTCATCCATTTTCAAATCACCAGGGTTATGCCTAAGTAAATACGATATTTTTCTACTAGCGTTTTTCATAAAACATTTATCACATAATAATAATTCGGTCTTTCCATTAACTTCATCTATACTAAGGTCTTCTTTTATAATGACCGAACATCCATTACAAAGAATTGCTCCCCTTCCACCATTAAACTTTATTATTGGCTTCACTTATTTTAATTTAGTGGGCCCTGAGGGGCATGATCCCCCGACCTTCGGATTATGAGTCCGCTGCTCTGACCAACTGAGCTAAGGGCCCTTATAAAAATTAGTATCGATACCCAGGATTCTGTCGCGCACATACATTTATCTATGCCTTATACCCGACTATCATAAAGCTGCCTAACCTCTAAGTCTGTTTAAGTTGCACCCTACGCAGTAAAAGCGATTTTCATCTCCTGCGACTAGCAGTGGTGTCCTGAAGTTCCTCACCCAATTAAATGAGCGCGTATGTGTAATACTAATTTTTATTATTTCTATAATTTTCCCATCTTTTCTTCGCACCTTCACTCATATTCTTTTTTGTTCTAGCAGGAAGATTTTCTTTTAAATGTTTTTGTCTATTTTTTTCTTTACTTTCATCGCTCATTTTTTTACCGGTGTGAGATTTCCTCATTTTATTTTTTGTTTCGTTGGAATGCGTTTTTCCTTCCCAACTCGGCATTTCAAATTTTTTCTCTTTTAATGCCTTTTTAACACCTTCACTAATTTTCCTTTTATGTTCACTAGTTTTAATATGATTTTTACCTCCTATTCTTAATTTTTCTAAAGTTTCTTCTGAAAAACATCCCCCTACATTATGACCTCCTTTAGGACTAATGTTATATCCATTAGGTTTAAGTGTATCACACGCATTTATCCATTTCTCTTGAGCATTAAATGCTTCTTGTTTAGTATCAAAGAACTCTAAAATTTCTTTTTTAAACTTTTCTTTACCATACTTATTAACAGCATGAACAATTATATTTCCACTACCAATGTAATTATCTTCTAATTTATTAGAAGAGTGGTCTCCTACATATTGTTTGCCATTTACTGAATTAGTAGTTATATAAACGTAATTAAATTTTTTAGACATATGTTTTATTTTATATATCTTTCTACTTAGGGTTCAGTTTTACTTTTCTAATCATATTTTATTTAATGTACTTTTTAATATAACCAAAAGTTTTGTAACTAAAAAATTTCTGGTCAATTATTTTAAATAAAAAAAGGGGAACCATAATAGCTCCCCTTCTTGATGTATCTTGAAAGCATATTATGTCCGGCCTGTACTTGACGTACGGGTACTTATCGATGTTGATATGGATGTAAATTGCTTCATTATATGTTATATATCACGAAACCTTAAAGGTTTTCGTATTGTTCTTGCAATGCTGCTAATTTTGCATGCAAATTACTCATTTTTCTTAATTTCATCAGATCCTTCTGTTGGGTATCCGGTAGGTCAATTATATGTTCTATTATCTCCTGTGTTTCAGTGTCCCAGATGTAAGCTGAGATAATACCGTAGGCCTTTACAGAAGGCTGTTCACTAAATCTAAATAACATTTCCAATATTGAAATACTTTCAACAAAAACTCTTTTTTCATTATGTACGTCAACATTGTTATTTATGTCTATTTGCCATGAACTAGAGGCATATGCACTTACTGCATGTAACTTTCTAGTCGTCTTTGTCTGTTCTTTTAAATCCATGCTCATCTTTAATTATCCAATCTCCTACATTAACTTTTTCTGTACCTTTATCCGTTTCAATATAAAAAGTATCAGTACCCATATCACCGGGCTTCCATTGTTGCCAAGTTAACCCCATTGCTAATATTTTATCCCAAGTTTCTTTGGAACCCAGCCATTGTTCTTTCATACCTTATAGAGTTTCTAATGTAATAGATTTTTGACTTGCCATTCTTTCACCTACTTGAGTTTCTTGCAAGACAAAAGTATTTTTAGTTGCCAGCCATGCTTCAACTGCTTCAACATCTTCATTATCAGCGCAAATAGTATAAACACCCCAGTATTTGGATGCCACATCAACTCTTTCTGCCTCAGTAAGAGGTAATTGATCAAACAAAGTACAAAAATCTTCTTTAGATAATCGTTCCCTTGGATCTATATCTTTCATATTTTTCATAATCTAATATAATTAAAATAATTGGGACTAAAAAATTCTAGATCAATTATTTTTTGTTTTTTAACTTTTCTTTTGAAATTATCATATTTTCATCAGCCTTTTGAATAGCTGCATTAACGTTTCCAACAACCTTGCACATGCCAACAGAATACGTTTCCCTAGTTTCTAAACTAAATCTATAATCTTCATTAGTAAATACAATAAATTCATCTCCAGCATATCTCATAAACCTATCCTTAGGAGAATACAAACGACTTTGTATATCAGCAACAATTTCTAAAATATGATTATCTCCAAAAGTATGACCTCTTTTATTAATATTCTTTAAATTGTTAATATCAATGAAATAAACATATCTACAATTAATTGAGTCAATATTTTTGTATAGCCAATTTCTATTCAATAATCTAGTTAATGAATCATGGTAAGCTAAGTACTTTAACTCTCTATAATTTCGTCCAATTCTGGAAAGCATATTAAAAATTCTTTATTTGTTAAGTGAGTCCAAAAGTATTTGTTATCTGCATAAAACATTACAGCTACACAATCACTCTTAGGTCTCACACTTAATTTTCTAGCTTCAGTAAAACCGATTGCCAATTCTCGTATTTTATATTGGTTGAGTTTAATACTCCATTCCCTTGTAGGAAATCCTAGTTCTGTTAAAGAACCAGCTCCCCATAAATCAAAAGTGAACTGTACAGCCGGTATTCTTGATAAGGTCATGCTCTAATAGTATTTTAGGTACAACTGATAAATCTGCTCCTAGTTGATCAGTTTCATTATTATAAACCCTTAAACTTACTCCTTGATGTTTAGGCCAATTCTCTAATAAATCAGTTACTCTATCATCATGCATCCAACCACCAAGTATTTGATTATTATGCTGAATTTTAAAATGTTCAATTATCTTTACTGCCCATTTTTTATCAAATATCTTATTATAATAAATAACAGTCTTAGGTCCTTTATGAGCTTCATATCCTTGAATTAATGAATAATACTTTAAAAACTCTTTGTATACATCTTGTCCATCTTTGATACAATCATGTGGATCTCTGAGTAATAGTATAAAGTAATCTTCATCAGTAATACTTTCCAATGTATGACGCTTAATCAATACGGGATCACAATCTTCGTTGATACCTAAAAAATTCAAGTATCGTCTACTAATTGAATATTTTCTGTGCCCATAGGTTGGACGTCTGGTCAGATATTCAATACAATACCTAACCCAAGTATTTCCACTATGATTATAACTTACTAAATAGTTCATTTATGTAATTCTCTATATTTGTTATTGTGATCAATACAAACATCAAGGCAATTTTCTCTACAAATCTTGTCCTTAAATGTATCATGATTATCAAACCAAGCTTTTCTTTCTTTTCTCATATTAGGTCCAACCTTTCCAACTGGTCCACCCTTTTCTCTCATGTAAATAACACAAGGGAAATGATAATCTCCTGCAATTACAGAATCATCTAAAAGGATAGCGCATTGGTTAGAATCAGTTTTAACCATACCTCTTACATTTCTACCTTCTGCAAAATGCTTAATTCTATATTTCAAAATTGGATGCTTATCCAAAATACGTTGTTCAACTTCATGTAATCTTGGAATTGGCTTATTATACTGAGCTGCAGAAATAATTCTAATGTCAGTTACTCCAAGAAAACTAGCAAACCTAATTGTATCAATAGTTTTGTCAATATTATCAGGAGTCAAAACAACTCCAACTGTAACATAAGTCATACTAGAAATTAATTCAATATTTCTTACTACAGTGTCCCAAGATCCTTTAACATCTCCAGACATTTTATCTCCATCTTCTGCACAACATGCATCTAATGAGATAGAAAAGTCATTTGCTCCGGCTGCAATGATCTTAGCATAAAGAGTCATTGAGTTTGATCCGTTTGTTGAAATAGCAATTCTCTTAATACCTTTAGCTTTGGCATATGCTACAACTTCAACAATATCTTTATGAAGAGATGGTTCTCCACCAGAAAACCTAATGTTTTCCAATGGTTCTCCCTCACACCAATAGTCAATATTAGCTTTAATTTCTTCAAGAGAAAGTTGCTTCAATTTCCTATCACCATAAATTTCATCTTTCAAACCCCTGCAATAAGGGCAGCTGAAATTACAATATTCAGTGATAATCATTTCACATCTCTTCATTTGAGAAGTATCAGAAACACTACCAGCTCTTTCATCTGTTAAGGTATAAAATCCTATGTCTTCTAATTTATTTTCCATTTTCAATATTTTGCAATTTTGTGTAATTTTGACAAATTTTCAAGAACTTTAATACTTGTGGAACATCCATTATATCTACTTTAGATAAAGTTTCATATCCACACGTTTCTCTTATTAAAATATGCTCTTCTATTATTTGTATTACACTCATTTTCTTCCGGGTATTGTTCTCTTTACAATTCGTCCTTTAGTTAAATCATAAGGACTCATTTCAACAGTTACATCATCTCCATTTAAAATATTGATGTTATGCATTCTCATTTTTCCAGAGGGATGACATAGAATTTCCTGTCCCATCTCTAAAAGAACTCTGAACATTCCTCCACCTAATACTTCTGATATTTTCCCCTCAACTGATATCGCCGATTGTTTTGCCATTTTTCTTATCTTCTTTTATTTTTTCTATTACAATTAAGGCTTCTGCAAAATTTTGCAAAGCTTCATTAATATCTCCTCCTTCAGCTATAACACTGGGGAAATCCTCTGAGAATATAGTATACCCACCAACACATGGATCTTTTACTAATTCAAGAGTAATTTTTTTATGTACCATATTCTCCTTTATTTACTTTTGGGTCATGCAATTCCCAATGAGCTCTATAATGTTTAATTTGTTTATTAACCATAGTGTATTTCTTATTTTCTCTTCTATGTAAAGAAGTAAAAATTATAGCACTCATATCATCTGCATGATAAATCCCACGATCATTAAACCATTTT